GTTATTTATCTCTACTTTTACTTAAGTAGAATTTATAGATAGGTAATTCATGAGGTTAAAAGTATCAGGATTGTTACCTAATTCTTTGCCTATAACTTTTTAACTTTTCAATTATTTCTTGCATTTGCATGTTAAATCCTTTGATTTTAATTTTAAGAAATTTAAATATAAAAATATAAAAAGTAATGAAAAGCTTTTAATTTGAAAGGTAAAATATGGATATAAAATTTGTACTACAAATCAAAGTCAAAAAATGAGACTTCGATTTGCAAAGCTACTTTATAAAATTTTTCTATTTTAAAAATATTTATTTAGGAAAATTTAATAAAAAATAATATTTAAAAGATGAAGGATAAGTTATTCTTTTCTTTTGGTTGTCAGCATTGTTTTGAATTAGCTGACTATAATCTTGCGGTTGGTTATTTATTTTTGGAAAAATAGACCCAATTAGATTAAAAGCAGAATCCTTATTTGATTTAGTAAATTTTTTATTTCTTGTTCAATGTTTTCAGGGATTTTTATTTCATTATTTATAAGATCATAAGGATTATATTGTTCAATAAATAACATTCTATTGTCATATATATAATCATAAAGTCTAGGTTCAAATATTTTTAATAATGTGATCACAGCAAAATCATATAAATATAATTCTTGATTTATAGCATTGACTTCAATTTTAAAAGTATTTAAAAACCTCTCCATATCTCTAATACTTTTAAAAGCATCTGCAAAATTATTTTCTTTTATTTTTTTAATAAACTCATCTTTATCCAATGCTTCATATTTTATATGAATTGTTTTTAGTTTTTTTATAAATATATCTTTTAAGTTTTCTTGACTAACTTTAGGCAATTTAATAGGAACTTGAACTATTTTTTCTATATATTTACCACCTTTATCTTTTTGAATTTTATCTAAAGCTTTAGAAACAATCTCTTCATCATAAGAAAGAATATATATGGTATTTTTAAAATCAGCTATAGATCTTACAAGTTGAAAAATTTCTTGTATATCTGTATCGGCCAATCTATCAAGATCATCAATGACTATGATTATTTTTATGTCTATATTTAATAAAGCGGTGTTAATTTCATTTTTGATTTCATCTAAACCCTTTTTCTCTACACTTAATAGTTTGTTAAAATTATTAATAATACTTGAAGCTCGAGACATTGCCACTGAAGCAACTGGATCTGCAATCATATAAGATGACATTTTAAATAACAATGATAAATCTTCTAGTTTATTAGGTACTTCAGATAAAAATTTAAATTTTGCATGAGAATATATTTTTTTAAATTTTTAATTTTAAATTTTGGAAATGAAGCTTTACGAATTTCTTTGGCAAGCGTTGTAAAAAAATCGCTGATAAGTTTTTTTCTAGTAGAGATATTCCAAGGATTAAATTTCACTATAATGAAATTCTCATCATCTTTAAAATCCTCCAAAGTCATATTAACGAAAGAGGTCCTTCCACTACCCCAATCACTTATAATTCCAAAAGTAATACTATCTTCTTCTTTATAATTTTTAATAATTGTATTTAGTTGTTCTGCTACTGAATTTCTATTGAACAAATCCTCCTCTTTTTTCTCTATAGGTTTGTCTATATTAACGCTTTCTAATTTTTCTTGTTTGTTTTGATTATTTTCCATAAAATAAGCTCCTTTTGGTTTTTGAGATTATATATAATTTTAACTATGTTTTATGATAAAAAGAACCAAAGGTATTCTAATCACTCTTGAGAGGGTAAAAAAATATTTTTGGTTTTTTGCTTTAAATAAGGAAAGATAAAAAGCTATCTATAATTTTTTAAGATCTATTGTTTAGGGTTTTACTAAAATCATCTAGAGATAGTTGGATGTTTTTTGAAACATATCACTCATAATTTAAAATAGGTTCTTTGTATCGATTTTTCCTAACTTTTTGGAATAAAAAATAAAAAGTTAGGAGAAAAGTTAGGAAAAAAGTTTCAAAATGGATTTTAATGGAAAAAACTTTAATTTAGGCTTTAGATATCTACGAAAAGCCTATTTTATAGATAATTAAAAAGAAGTAAAAAAAATTGAAAAAAGCTAAAAGAAGTATAAATGGTGCGGTTAGCGAGATTTGAATAATATAGAGATATTGCCTATATTTACATATAATTATTTTATATATTTTTACAAAGTCAATAGCTAGGTCAATAACTTTTTAGAATATAAAAATAGGTTTTTCTTTCTTTTCTATTTTTTCATTTAATATATCTGTGGTTTCAAAATTATACCATATTGTAGGATTAATCATATCTTTTGCTAATTCAAAAGCTTCGCTCCCATTTCCACCTTCATTATCAGAATCATCGCTTTGCTGATTTATCATACCAGGAGTATCTGCTGTAATGCTTTGTACCACATCAAAAATCTTACTAGCTCCACTTAGTAAATTTCCAATAATATTTAAAGTTGATTCAAAAGTTGACATTTCTTGTGCTGCTTGTGCTGTATTTTTTGTAAAATCTGCAGCTAAATTCCAATTATTAGTACTCCAATCACCTAAAAAATTAACCAAACCCCAAACAGCATTAAGAATTGAAAATAATTTATTTCCAGTAAGTGAACCCACAGCTAAACCTAAGCTAATTCCTAGTGTGATACTCGCAGCTACACTCCCATTCACTCCTATCAATGTTCCTAGCCATGCACCTTGCCCGCCCATCCACCAAGTAGCTACAGCTAAAACGATAGTGACAATAGGTGCTAAAAAGCTTAAAATTCCTTTGCTTGATTTTTCGTATACATAAAGATAATAAAAACTATCCCATAATGCAAACCATCTATCTCTGCGCCCATAAGGTAAATTTGAGTTTTTTCTATATAATGGATATATACTTGGCGTAACACTCGTATCTTTTTTACCCCAACTTGCATTATTTAGAGAAGAAAATGCTACATAAGGCTCTTCATAACAAACAAAATTAAAACTATTGTAAAAACACAAGGGGAGTGCATACTTGCACTTATATATTTCTTTTATTGAGTTAAATACTTCAAAAAAAGATATCTTTTTGCTTGTTAAAGTATAATATATTTTACTCGGATCACTCTCTCTAGTTTTTTGTGCTTTCTCATATACATTATAGGTTATTTCTACTTTTTCGATTCTAAATATATTTTTATTTAATTCTTTAAAATCATTATAAAATTTTTCAACATCAATGCATAATTTTTTATAAGGTTTTCTAAAAGTTGGTTTAAATTCAACATTTTCTACTTTAATTTCTGGTATTTTAATATCATCAATACTAGGATATATCCATTCATTATTTTTTTGGATGGTTTGAGAAAAAATAACTACTTCGATATCATTTATAAGCATTTCATAATTTATATTTTCCAATGCCTTATTTAATATATCTTTGAAATTTATTTTTTCATCGATATAAAAAAATCCTTTTCCGTGATATTTCCAAGCTTTTTCTTTTTCAAATAAAAGAGCTAAATTGTTTGGAAAACCATAATAATATTGCATATTTCCTAAATTATATTTAGTTCTTATTTCGCAAATATCATGATATATTCCATTTTTACTGCTAGGATCTCCTTTATAGGGTTTGTACGGATCTTGACCCACGAAAAATTGATTTAAGCCCAAATTGCCGTGGCTATGTTTATCATAAGGGGCTGTCGATGCACTTTTTATGTTATATTTTTTTACAATATAGGAGTTTGGGTAAAGAGGATGTGTTGCGTTTTGGCTATAACTCCTACCTTTTCTTACAAGTTGTTTATGTAAAAGTTCAACATATTTATTTACGCCTATCATGGCATAGGTAAACCATTGTTTATATACTTCCCCTGTATCCAATTCTCCTATGTTTGATGGATAAGCAGGCTTAAGAGTATAATTTCTCATAAGCCTTTTTTCATCTATAAGCATTACGAAGACTTTTCTATATTTTTTATCTTTTCTTTAACAAGCTTCATAATTTCTTGTGGTATATCAAGACCACCGGCACAATATCCAAATTGAACATTCTGTGTAACTTTTGCAGCTTCTATTCTTAAATTATCATCTATTTGAGCAGTTTGTCTAGCTATTAATGCAGGTTTTGCTTTTTCTGTTTCTGTTTGAGCTCTTAAAAGTAAAGATTTTTCAGCGTTAAGCTCGTTTTCATCGCCTTGTAAAATCATGGATAAAGCTGTATTTTGACTTTGTGCTACTATGGTTTGTCCAACACTTACCAACGCTTGTGCCAAGCTTTGAAATTGTTGGTCATTTCTTATAACATTATCGTTTCCAAATTGTTCTAAAAGCTTTTTAAATTCTCCAAATGGAGATTTTTCCGCTAAACTCATTTCTAAAATTTGCGGATAAATTTCTTTAAATGCTTTAAGTCTTTTGTTGTAATCAACATTTGTATTACTCATTATTTAGCTCCTTTATTTTGCTTATCTGAATTTCACACTGTTTGTATTTGTAAAAAAGCATAGAATAAGCATTTAAAATATCTAGTTCATTTTTTACTATTGGCTTTTCAAGGGGGCTTAGTGTTAGTAGCTCTTGTGGTATTTTCACTTTTTGAATTTCTATTTTGGTTACTACTTGCGCAGTTGTCGTCCCACAACCTATCAACGACATCGTTAAAAAGCTTAGTAAGATTATTTTCATTGCTTTTATAAATGTATTCTTTAACATATTGCACCCTTTCTTGTACTTGATTTTTTTGATTGTTTGCTTCATTTAAAGCCTTTAATTCTGTTTTGTGAATTTGATTTAATTCTTTTAATTTTTCTTGATTATTTTCATTGACTTTTAAAGCCAAAGCTAAATCACTTTGACTTTTTTCTAATTTGGCCTTTGTGCTATCAAGTCTTAGATAAAAATATCCTGTTAAGATTGCCATTAATACTAAAGCGATATAAAGCTTTGCATTTCCAGATAAAAGATTTATCATTTTGTATTTTAGAAGTTTAAGTAAGGTTTTGTATAATACCCCTAAGGGTTAGCCGTAGGTCTAGCCCCCTATGGCTAAATTTTACCCTTGAAAGTGGGTGATTTTTATGACTGCATATCACCAAATAATCGTTATAATTATACTCTTATGTATAATTATTGTCAAGGCTTATTAGTCTTGTTAGGGATTATTTGGTAACCTACTTAAATTTCTTTCTCCTTTCTATGCTAATTCATTTGTTATTTCTAATTTAATGTCTTCAAGATTTTTACCATACATCAAATCATAAAATTCTTTACAAGCTTGTCTGCTTTGACCGACACTTTCGTTATTGTTATCTTTAGTAAGTCCTAGCAAGATGCAACCTTGCGTGTCTTTATCAGTGTTTCCCCAGTGTATTAAAATTGCACGACTTGATGGCACATCATCATTATAAACATTTATCATTGTATCATCATCTTTTTTTGTAATACTTCTTAAAGTATTTTCAAATCGTGAAGGTGTGTGTCTTCTTAAATTATAATTTCCTTCAGGTATTCTTAAATCTTTGCCACTTTCTAAACCTTCTTTGTCTTCTTCCAATGCAAAGCATTCAAAAAGAATTTTTTCTTCATCATCTAAAACCTTAAATTTACCTATAACGCAAGTTTTACCTGTGTATCTTCTAATGATTTTAATTTTCATTTGTATCCTTTAGTTTTTTATATAATCTATTAGGACTTGAACTTCCTGCATTCATATCTCCTAGCTTAACCAAACCACCTATTTGCAACGCTCTTATTATGATTTCAGAGCAAAACCATTTGTCTTCACTATCTTTTGTGAATGTGAAAAAACCCAAAATTCCTAAAAAATCATATTTTTTTCCTATTTGAGAGTAAAGAAATTCTTTTATTTTTGTCTCATTTATATCATTGATTTCTATAAAATCCCATCTGCCAGTGTCTTTAAATTCTTTTATTCTTACTCCTTTATCTCTAGGACTTGAGCTAATCATTAAATTGTCTAAGATTATTTCACAGTGAGAATAGGATTTTAAAAAATCTCCATTTAATCTTTCTTTCCAAGATGAAGTAAAAAAAGCTATTGCTTTATCAAGAAAAGTAGATTTGTCATTTTCTTTAACTTTATAAAATGCAATTTTCATTCGTTTTCCTTTCTTTTATAAATCATTCTTAACTCATCATTTCTTATTTGAGTGAGCTTAACAAGCCTTTCATCCATTCGCATAAGATCTGTTTCTATAGCTTCTAGCTTATCGTTAGTTTTAGAGCAATGCGTTTGTATAAATTTGATTAAGCTATCATTACTTGCTCTGGATACTGCAATTTGTTCTCTAATAAGAACATTGGTATTTTTGGTTTCACTTATAAGTTCTTTGGTTCTTTCCCCAGCTTCTTTATGTAAAGTTTTATATAAATGCCATGCAATCCCAGCTAAGACAAAAACCATCAATCCTAGCAATGCAGATCCACTTAAAGAACCGAGTATAGCACCTTCTTTTATTATATTTTCAGTACTCATTTTTCACTCTCCCATGCAATTAAATTTAATTCTTCTAAAGATGTGGCATTTTTCACTTTATTTCTTAGTTCATCATTTTTAAAAATAATACTTTCCGTATATTTAGCGATACCAACCCCAAATTCTAGAAATTCTTCTTTGTTAAATGTAGTAATTTTATTATCTTTATCAATCCAAGCAATATTTTCCAAAGGAGTATTATTAAGATTTGCTAACATTATCTCGCTAACTTTTCCGCTGATATTAATTTTTGCTTCAGTATCAATTTGAAATGTAGTATTTTTAAAAGGCATAAACAAAAGCTTTTCTTCTTTTATAGCTTTTAGTTCTTCTAATTTTAATTCTTTTAACTCTTCTAAGGTTTTTTCTTTAATCTCATAAGAAACAATATAAAGATTATTTTCTTCATCGTAATTTTGAACTTGCTTAAGTGTCTGTGTTTTTTCATCAAAGCTTGGCACTTCTTCTTCTTCAACTTTAGCAAAACCAAGCTCTTTTAAAAGCCCATCATCGCAAGCATTTAAAAAATAAGTATCTTGTGCATCAATTTCACCTTCTTGAGTTTGCAACTTGACATTTTTGTAAAAAATATTGTCATATTTCAAAGTCTGATTTTCAATATCGTAAAACATATTTATCCTTTCTTAATTCCAGTATAATGTTAATTTTGCTCTTGGGTTTAATCTATTCCCATCACCTAAATTCCAACCACGAGGTGCATTTGCGCTACCACTTTGATAAGAACTTAGCATTATTTGTAAGTTATTTATATTTCCAAAATTGAATTTTTTCTCTACTTTGATTTTTGCATTGGCAGCGTAATATTTATTTAAACCACGCAATTGTACATTAGAGTTAAAATTGTTCCATGTGATATTCAAAGTACTTGCAGAAGTTTTATTAGACATATTTCCAGTCGTCCAAACTTCGCCTAACATAACCACTTCTTTATTATTAATATTTGATGGCAATACCACTGCTTGTTTATAAATCATGTCTAGCTTTAACATATAATTATAATTTGCAACCGAGCCTCCTAAAGATGGAGGTAAATTTAGTGCTATACCATTATTAGAAAGAAGGAGGCAGTTCATCTTAAGTCCTTACTAATATTATATTATTTGCTGCTATGCAAAAATAAGCAAAAGTTTCAGTGCCACTAAATCCACTTTGAGCTATTCTAAATTTAAAAGGTGCCAAAAAACCAGTGATATTTTGAGCATTATTGACAGTGATGGTTCCACTTTTACCTGCACCAGCCCAATTTGCTATACCGATAGCTCCTTTGGCTGTCATTGTTAAGATAAAATGCTGAGCTTGTCTTAAATCTATTTTTGGTGCTGTTTGATTTCCTAAGTTCCTAATTCCGCCGCCATAATCCACATACCATTTTCTTGCCAATTGTGTATCTTCTGTGGGATTGGCACTACACACAGGCGCTGCATTAAAGGTTTTTATACCTGCTATGG